TTTGAGAGTAAAACAAACTCTGCGATCTGAGCATTCGCTTCTGATTCCATCTCAGTTAAATTGGAAAATTCAAATTCAAATAAGTACTTTTCTGCATTGAATCCAATGTCCTCTCCAAGTACTTCACCTGATCTCGTTAACAGTACCATCCGGACTTGTTGAATCGCATTCTCTAATGAGTCATTCGATTCAAAAGTGTCAGCAGTATAGTTAGGATCTCCAGGAGATCGTAAATAAAAGTCTTTTCCTATTGGTTGAGTTGTTAACATATATTAATTACCATCTAGCAAAGAACATGAAGTCCGCTGTATTTTCGCCCTTCATCATTTCTAGTACTTGATTTAATTCATTTTCGGCTTTGGTTACAAGATTCGTGTAGTTAGGCTTGATTCCACCTGGCAAATTATAGTCAAAGGTGGTCAAGAGATCTCCTAATCTTAATTTAGCTTTAGCTCTCACGTATCTTTGAAATAATTCATCATTGTAAAGATCGTCAGATGGCACCTTTTTTGCAATTTGTAAAACTACTGCATTAGACTTTGGTGTTCTACCTAAAACCATTAGTTTTCTTGTGTTCTTGTTGTAATCGTAAGCTAACGTATCAATTGTGAATCCTTTAACCAGGTCCAAAAACGAAAATATTACAGTTCTGTACATGATTGATTCACCAATGAATGGTGTTAAGAATACTTCAGATCCAATGAATTTATTGTCTGCGAAATCCGCATCCATTGTTCCAAACATTGAGCTTGTGCCCTTTGCTTCTTTTACTTCATGTACAAATGCAACACACTCAGGTAGCTGAATGGTTCTCTCCTTCTTGAAAAGTGGATGCCTAAATACTTCAGTCGGAATAACCATGTATCTGGCCTCAACTGCATGTCTCCAGTTATCGTGAAAGTATCTTTCAGCATTGGTGATGATACGTTGGATCTCCTTTTCCGGAATTGAATACGGTAAGGCTTTAGCAAAGGTTAATTCCTCTTGTATGTCGAGTATGAGTTCGTCTAAAGTCATTTGACTTGTGTATTTTTAGATAGGTTTACTAGCCTTATTCTTTTGTTCAATTTGAGTTTGAACCTGCTTGATTCTATTCAAGATTGCAAGTCGTTTATCATCAGTGTCAGCGGTTGCTAATTCTTTTCTAAGTTCTCTAGTTGCATTGATTGCATCAATCTCAGCTTGAGTATCAGTTGATGCTTCCTGTATTGGAGCACTCTTGGTCTTGGTGTAATCAGGCTCAGTTGACTTTATTCCAGTAGACAGGCTTGCTCGCTTAACCTGGTCGATTGATTTTTCCTTTTTTACTGGAGCGGCTGCTTTAACATCAAGAGCAGTTTTCGGATCCTCAAGTTTCGGACCCTTTACGAATGAATCGAAGTTTAAAATTTTGTTACTCATAGTATTTGTCAATTTTTATTATTTATCGCTGCTCGGACCTGGTTCAAATATTCCATCCACGAATTCGTTAAAAGTTAGCACTTTATTGGTTCTCGGATTCGCGCCAATTCCCGGAGTATTATTCATTTTCATGTCTCTTCTTGAAATTGGCTGGGTCGCTAACCAGTGATTAGGAATTCCACCTGTATGCATATTGATCGGATTCGGTTGAATATTTGGATCATTACTTTGGGTGAAAGCTGCTGCTGGTACGGTACCTGTGCTGCTTGTCATATTTGTAGCGTGCTCGTTCATAGGATTATTTATTCAGGTCTAGCCAAAATAAAAAAGCCCGATTTCTCGGGCTCATTCACTTAATTAAGTCTATATTAGTATTCTGGGCTCCAACTACGATCCCCGCAATTAGAACATCTCATATTTGGATTCTCTTCAATCTCTTCGTGTTCTGCACGTTCTCCGCACGTATCGCAAGAGTATGCAGTAGATTCATTAACCTTTATGTTTGCAGCAGATTCAGTCATGCACTTTGTCATGTAAGAACCAACTTCATTTAAGTAGTTCTCGTAAGTATGCATTGAGTCCATATCTTCATCGCACATTTGAGCCTCTTTGATCAAGATGTCCTCGCAAACTTTCTTAATGGCCTGTTTTGCCTCTTCTGACATTGCTGGACTGTAACCTTCTTCCATTGGATTCCAACATTCGGTTACAAAGTTTTCAAATGTTTTTGCAGCCTTGCCCTTTTTCTTGTCCTTCAGGGCTTGTTTCATGGGTTCCTTTTTATCGCCGTCTCCATCAAAATCTAGATAATCTGGCTTACCTTTCTTTGCTTCATCTAGCTCGTCCATGCCTGAAACTATTTCAACTTCAACTGGAATTGAGTACTCATGGTCTCCGTGCTGAGCAGTTAACATGCCGTCACCGTCATAGTCGAATCTTAGCTCAACTTCTTGCCCGTCATGTGTTTTAATTATAATCATGGCATGATCCTCACCATGGCCCTTTAATGATAATATTTCTGGGTGAATTGCTCTTCCCTCGTGTGATTCTGGAATGGGCTCTCCCATCATGAATTTAGGTATTCTCTTGTTACCAAACTTTCCCATTTAATTATGGATATTTTTGGTTATTTATATGGACAAGTCAACAGAAACGACGCCCTTATGTGAAACTGCTTCGCCTGCGCATTGATTTGCGAACTTAATTGACTCTAAGATGTCACCAGTCTTAGCGTATTTTGCCACCAGGCCGGCTAAAAATGTGTCCCCTGCGCCCGAAACGTCCTTGACCTCAACTCTTTTTGTCTGCATCACTTTAATTTTACCTAAATCAGCGCCCTCTTCTCCTTTGGTGACTATGATCTTATCTAAGTTGGAGTTAATGAAGTCTTTATCGTGCTCAGGATTTGCGAATTCCTTTTTATTGATCTTAATATAGTCGAATTCCTCTGCCCATTTACCCAGGGGCTTCTTTGTGTCAATGAAGCTCACCTTTGCTATGCAAGCAATATCCAATAGGTCCTCTTTGCTTAAAAAACCCTTGTTGTAGTCTGATACAACCACAATGTCTGCATCGTGTATCATTGAAATCACCTCAGGAGTTAGCCTGAATGAATCAAGTGGGCCGTCCTTATCGACTCTCAATATGATATAATTGGATGCAGTGTCGACGAACCTGTGTTTAACGATATCACCAGCAGGTTGATGAAAGAACTCGATTTGCCAAGAGATCGGGCAAATTCTGGTCAGATTGGTGTATACGTTGCCTGCCATTCCACGGTTTTGTACCATTCGGTCTGATACAAAAACCGGAGTTGGTGCTTCTGGATTAAGTCGAGTGCAGGTACCGTACTCAAATACGTCAGTACAGTCTTCTCCTATAACTAGTATGTTAGCCATGTGTTTTTAAAATTTTTGATGTTGATAAATCTTCAAATCTATCAAAATATTTTACTTCGCCAGCCCATTCGGATCCGATTACCCTTTTACCAATGTAATCTGAGCCGACTACCATTACTGTGGGCTTAAGGGACTTAACGTGTTCAGTCAATTCGTTATCTGTTCCGAACGTTACGACCGAATCGACGTACTTGATTGATTTTAAAAAGTCAATTCTGTGTTGGCAATTATTTATGGGTCTTGGTGAGCCCTTCATCTCTCTAACTCGGTGATCTCTATCGATTCCGACCACAAGAAAATCTCCCAGGCTCTTTGCGAACTCTAGGAGTTTGATATGACCTAAGTGAAGCACATCGAATGTGCCGTTGACCCATACAACTTTCATAATTCTTCGATTCTTTTTGATTTATCGCAAATGTACAGGTCGTAATGAGGTTTGTGATTCACTCTGAGTTCGTGAAATTTACAACCCCACTCAGTTAACTGAACTAGAGTCAAGGCGCTCCAATCCTTTTTTGAAACTTGACCTCTTGCTGTGTAATAAACGATATGGTGACCCTCATCGTAGAGTCGATTGATCTTTGCGATGTAATGAGGTATTGGTTTAGCTAGATTATAGTCTGACTCTTGAGTACAGATAGTGCCGTCAATATCTACGTAAATTATTTTTGGCTGTCTCCCTTCCATACTCTATAAGAATCTTCGTCAAAATGTTGGGTTGATACTTCAAAGACAACTCCATCCTCAAGCGCTTCAAGCTGATGAGGTTGTCCTGGCCTCTGTCTAACGACATCACCCGGCTTTAGAACTTGCTCGTGTAAATCAGCTGTTTCAGTATCAATCCATCTGTAAATGAATGAGCCCTTATCAACGTACCAAGTTTCATCCTTGATCATGTGATAGTGCATTGAAAACTTGCAACCCTTCTTGAAGATCAAGAGTTTTCCACAGTACTTCTCATTATTTTCAATTATGATCTCTTCTCCCCAACCTTTCGGCACTCTACACCCTTCACAAACCGTTGGCTTAATTCTCTGCATCGTGTTCTGATTTTTTTAAGTAGTCCAGGTATTCTGGAATCCCAGTATCGATAGTATGTTTTGGTGTCCATCCGCCAAGCCATTGATTTGAATTACTAACTGTAAAGAATTGATAGCCTTCAGGTATTTGAGACTCGTCCACGTATTCAAAAGGAATCTGCATAAGATTTAGCACATCTTCGAAAGATCTGCTTTCTCCACTGCCTACATCGAAATGGTTACCTTTAAAGTACTCGTAATGAGCCCATGCATGCATGTTAGCATAGACGATATCGTCAACATGAACAAAGTCTCTAGTTGGCTTCTTTGGAAATAGAATCACTCTTTCGCCAGCTTTGTGTTTTAAGTACGATTGATATGCAACTGATGCCATTCGACCCTTATGCTCTTCGCCAGGTCCGTAAACATTGAAGTATCTCAATGCAACGCCTTCAGTCAAAGTCACCACATCTTCTGCAGCGTACTTGCTCCAACCGTAGAGATTAGTAGGATGTTTTCCTTCACTTCCGTAGTTAGCGGCTGACGATGAATAGATGAGCTTACAATTTGTGTACTTGCAGTAACTGGCAAGAATCTTAGTAGATTCATAATTAAGTTTCATCATGTAATTGACATCCTTCTCTAGAGTATCTGAACATGCACCGACATGGAATATTACGTCTGGCGAAAGATCGGCAACGATATTTGCAAGTTCTTGTTGCCAATCTTCAGCTTTCATGAAGTCATCCACATCAATTCCGAATACTGTAAAATTACGATCTAATTTTGAAATAAGTCTTTTTGCAATAAATCCCTTATCGCCAGTTACGAGTATCTTCATTACTTAATTGATAATTTTTCGTCTTTTGGTTTACATGTGATTACTAAATGATCGCCATCCTTGATTTTACCGTCAATATAGGCTTCAGCAATTAGGTCCTCAACATAGGTTTGAATGGCTCTCTTTAGAGGTCGAGCTCCGAATTTTTCATCATAACCTCTTTCAATCAAGAACTCTTTTGCTAGCTTGGTCAATTCAACTGAGTACCCGTTTTCTTTCACTCTTACATAGAGATCAGCAAGTTCAGTTTCAACAATCTTCGCAATATCGTCCTTTTTAAGAGACTCAAATATGATAATATCGTCCAAACGATTTATGAATTCAGGTGCAAACTGTTTGCTAACCGCTTTTCTTAAAACTCCAGCTGCAATTTCTTTCTGCTTCTCATAGTTATTGCCGGTTGCAAATCCGATTCCATTTCCAAACTCTTGTAATTCCTTAACTCCTAAATTTGAAGTCATAATGATCACCGTATTCTTGAAATCAATCTTGCGACCAAGTCCATCGGTCATGTGACCTTCATCCAATACTTGTAGTAGAGTGTGGAAAATATCAGGATGCGCTTTTTCAACCTCATCCAATAGAACTACTGAATAGGGTTTACGTTTTACTCTCTCAGTCAATTGCCCGCCTTCTTCATAACCGACATAACCTGGAGGAGCTCCTAACAATTTTGTTGCATTAAACTTCTCGCCGTATTCTGACATGTCAATTCGAATCATTGCATCTTCTGAGTCGAACATGAATTTAGACAACTGCTTTGCCAATTCGGTTTTACCGACTCCAGTTGGGCCCAAGAACATGAACGTGCCGACTGGACGTTTTTTAGATTTTAAACCTGCTCTAGAGCGCTGAATTGCTTTAGTTAATTTAAGAACCGCATCAGGTTGACCAATGACTCTTGATTCCAACCATTTTGCCATGCTCGCAAGTCTTTCCAATTCAGATCCAGTCAATCGTGTGATTGGAATACCAGTCATCGTTGAAATTACTTGAGCAATATCGTCCTCAGTCACGGTTAATCGGTTAACCTTTAATGATTCTTCCCATCTAATCTTTTCTTCGTCAATTTCTTTTTGTACAGATAAAGCATCGTCTCTTAATCGAGCGGCTGCTTCGTATTGTTGAGAATCGACTGCCTTTTGTTTTTTTGCAGTAGCCTCAACTAGTTTTTCTTCAAGTTGCTTAATTGAATCTGGCACTACCACTCCATTGATGTGAACGCTAGAACCTGCCTCATCCATTAGGTCAATCGCTTTGTCCGGTAAGAACCTGTCCTGTAAGTAACGATTGCTGTAACTAACGCACGCATCAAGTGCAGCATCTGTGTATTTAACTGAGTGATGGTCCTCGTACTTAGATCGGATATTCTCGATGATCTGGCGTGATTGTTCTGGCGTGGATGGATCTACCATCACTTGCTGAAAACGGCGATTCAGAGCACCATCTTTTTCAATTGAACCTCTAAACTCATCAAGAGTCGTTGCTCCCAAGCACTGAATCTCTCCACGAGATAGTGCTGGTTTTAAGATATTTGCTGCATCTAATGAGCCGCTTGCTGAGCCAGCGCCAATCAGTGTATGAATTTCATCAATGAACAAGATAATGTTTGGGTGCTGTTGAACCTCATCGATTATCTGCTCCATTCTCTCTTCGAATTGGCCTCGATACTTTGTACCTGCTACTAGGTTCGCAAGTTCAAGCGAAATGATCTTCTTATCAAAAAGAACTCGTGGGCAAGTTCTGTCCACTATCATTTTTGCCAAACCTTCAACAATTGCAGTTTTACCAACTCCAGGTTCGCCAATCAAGATTGGATTATTCTTTTTTCTGCGAGCTAGAATTTGACTGCATCGCTTGATTTCCTTTTCTCTACCAACTACTGGATCCAGCTTGCCCTCAACTGCTAATTGCGTTAAGTCTTTGCCGTATGAATCCAACATTGGAGTCTTTCCCGTTTTATTTGATTGTTTTGCCATGTACAACTATTATACTATATTTTTAATCCCACCAGCCGCGAATTCCGCTACCGTCAAATTGGGCGTCCCAGCTTAAGTCTTCAGTCTTTTGAAACTTAGAGTAGTCTTGGCCCTTTAATATCTCCCAAAGCTCAGCCCATTCAGCCTCTCCAATCTCACGAGCTCTGTCAAAAACCTTACGATTGTGTTCCTTTTCCTCAGGTGTGTCCTTATCGACCAGTTGATAATAGTCTGGATGATCAGGAGCCGGCTCAAATTCCCAATCATGAAGAACTAATTCTCCAAGTTCAGCCTCTGCCATTTCAATGTAGAGATCCTCGTTGTAGTTCTTGATAAGTTGTGCAGCTCTACGTATCTTAGCGACCTTCTTTAGTCGACTTTCGTCAACTTCAAGGCCATGTGTTTCGAGACGGTCGGCCATTCGGTCAAGTGAGAGTTGTAGATGCATTAGCGGACCGTGATGATCCCACCAATACGTATTCCATAAGGATTTCCTAAATACCCAAATATTCCTAATGAATCTAGGAATATCGTATCGGATTGTCTCATAGGTTTTATACCACCATGTGTGGTGACGAATAAAAGTCTTTAGACTTTTTGCAAAAGAGTCGGCAAATTTAATTTCCATGAAGTTGTGTGTCTTTTTGTGATGAATCTAATCGATTAAGCGCTGGCACTTTAGTACTGACTTGTGAGTGATCGCAATGTTTTCTTGAACACATTACTTCAACTCTAACTGTATCATGTACAGGCTTCTCAATGATTCTTTCGATTCTAATGGTGTCTACTGAATTTAATGAACGTTCAGGTTTCGGTAGACCGTCATCAGTTAAGGATTGACGTATTCCAAAATAGATCATTAATGCGCTTATTGTTACAAGACCGATCAGTATACTTGAGCCTAATAGAGTCAGACGATTAAACTTATTCATCGATTTTTACTAATATTGTTTTTAAAGAATGTTTGACATTTTCTTTGAAACTAATCTCCATGTCAAGCCGGCGTTTTTCAAGTTCAATATTGAAAGCTTCGCTTAATGTCTTGTTAGTTTTTTGGGAAATTCTGATATTATAACTAAATACATGATTGATAACAGTAAGCTCGTAATTATCTAAAATCAATAGAATACGGCGCTCATCATTACGAACGTATTGCTTTTGCGAAATTGGGCTCATTAAGAGCTCGCTATCTTGACACTTAATCATTTTTCTAAAAATAACAGCAGCATCCTTTTCAGCCTCGCCTGAGCTTGTTTCGGTTCGATCAGACGTAGGATCGAACATTCGATGAATCTTGATACTCACTCGTTGCGAAAGCCTCTTAAATCGGTGCAATGATTTTTTAGTATTTTCTGCAAGTTCTTTTTTAAATTCCATTTTTGAATAAATTACTTTTGATTTTTGTCGTTAAAGAATCCGCCCATTAAATTAATTATGAAGTTCTCATCAATTGGTTTAGGCTCAGGCAATTCATATTCCACAAAATCGTCTGCGCATCTAAGTTCTTCAACACATTTCCATAGACTTGGAATATCGTAACAAATCTCATTACCTTCCTTGTCCCAAGCTTGTAGAATTTCTCCGCTAAGACTCTCCTTTTCATAGAGGTACCAACTTATCCAATCCTCTCCTTCAGCTCCGTAATAGGCTCTGAAGAGCAGAGTTATTGCAGCAGAGTATGAGTCCTCATAGTTAATTAGGTCAACTCCCATCTCAGCAAGCTTAAAGCTGCGCTCAGATTGTTCCTTAATTAGAGTTACTATCTTTTCGAATACTTCCAGTTTCATTTAAAATTATTTGTGATTGATTTTCAATTTGTACAACGTATTCTTCAATAGCAGTTTCTA